GCTAATATACTTTTGCCAGCACCAGTTGGGCCAATGATAGCATGTATTTCACCTTCGTTAACTTCTAATTCAATATCTTCTAGTACTGTTATATCGCCAATTGTGGCACTTATTTTTGTTATTTTTAACATTTCAACCTTTAGAACCTTTATAGTTATTATCTTGGTCCATTGTTTATTATATAGTAATGAGTACTACAAGTCAAGTTTGCTATCACATTTTTATTTATGGCATGCAAACAGGCATAATTAATTTACAAGGAGATTAATCATGATTAAATTTTTAAAATCATTATTTGGATTTGAGGAAGCTAAGCCGGCAGTGGCAGTAGTTGAGGCTGTACCATACAAGGTAGAGACTCCAGTTGCTGAAGTTAAAACGGCTCCTGCTAAAGCGCCAGCAAAAGCTGTTGCCAAAAAGCCAGCTGTGGCTAAAAAGCCAGCTGTTGCCAAAGCACCTGCTAAAGCTAGGGCACCCGCAAAACCAAAGACTGTAGTTAAAGCCAAGCCTGCTGTTAAAGCGCCAGCTAAGACTAAAGTTGTTAAGAAGACCAAGTAATTAAACGGAATCTTCTTGATAAAAGAAAAGCCCCTTGCGGGGCTTTTTTATTGGCTTGCGTAAGTATGTAACGCTCGACTGGCTAAGTTCTTAGCCTTGCTTTCGCACATGATGTCATGTGTGTCTCGGAAAGACAGTGCCCAATCGTTAACTGGCTGGTTCCAATAGAAGTTACTGTGTGCTCGCATCTTTTGCTTTTTGTAACCTTCTGCTAGTAACTTGGCATTGTCTGGCATTGTATTTGGACAGTGACCTACAAGAACATCTTCACGAGAAACGCTATAATGTAAAGTAGGACGCACGCCGCGCCAACTATCAAGGATCTGGCTAATACGTGGATCGTTGGGCTGAATGTATTCTCCCTCTCGAATCCAGTGATGATGTATGTCAAGCACAAGAGCAACATGCTTAGATAAAGTAAGGCAATCATTTAACCCCCATGAGTTTTCTTCGTTTTCGATTGTAATTGTATTACGTGCCTCTGGACTAAGTTTCTGTAAAGCTCTAATTATACCTTCAGGACCTTGACGACCTGAGATATGTACGTTTATCTTAAAGTCCTGAAACGTCTTACCATAACCCATCCAGCGAGCCATATCTGCATGGTATTCAAATTCTTCTATCGACCTCTCAACAATGCCAGGGTTGTCAGAAGCAAGGACAGTAAACTGACCAGGGTGAAAGCTAAGACGGGTATTGCTTGCTCTAGCACTATTACCAATAGTGAGAAAATTGCGTTCACAATATTCACGAACATCTGGTTTGTGCCAAAAGTAATTATAGTCGGCTTGAGTGTAAGCAGGAAGCAAGTCACTGCTAATACGAACCATCCTAAGTTCTTCATCTAATGTACCTACTTTGTTTACTAGTTTGCGAGTAGCCTCGATGTTTTGAACCATCAAGTCCCAAAGTTTTTGTTCTGCTACTTCTTGAGTTTGACGCTTGAGCCAACTGATAGTTGTTGCGCCAGTGTTGTACTGTTTACAATCGTCGTCTGGTTTGATACCATTAACTTGATCTGCGTGGTCAATCCACTTACATGCGAAGCCTATACGTT